GGGAGCGACCCAGTACCAGGGACTGCTTCTTCCAGATACAGCAGCCGGAGAGGTAGAACCCTGCGGCATCAAACGCCTTTCGGAAGTTCAGCCCTTCGGTGTCGGCATGGAACACATAAATGGACGCATCGTCCGCCATGACCTTCTCCATATTGGAAAAGGCATCGAAGAGAAAGTCGAAAAACTTCTCCGATGCCATATTGTCATTTTTGATTTTCCCGGCGCTGCCCTCGTAGTTCACATTGTAGGGCGGGTCGGTGATGACAAGATTCACCTTGCGGCCGTCCATGAGTGCGGTGTAGGTTTCCTCTTTTGTACTGTCGCCGCAGATGAGTCTGTGTCTGCCAAGTGTCCATACATCGCCTGGTTTTGAAAAGGTCGGTTTTTGCAGTTCGGCATCCACATCAAAGTCATCCTCTTCAGCTTCAATGCCATCGTCAAAAAGTTTTGATAATTCTTTTTCATCAAAGCCGGTGAGAAGCGGGTCAAAGTCCGCCGCCTGCAAGGACTCGATCTCCACACGCAGAAGCTCTTCGTCCCATCCGGCATCCATCGCCATGCGGTTGTCAGCAATGATATAGGCTTTCTTCTGCGCTTCGGTGAGGTGGTCTGCAAAGACACACGGCACCTCGGTGATACCTTCCTCCTTTGCGGCAAGAATACGACCGTGACCGGCAATAACGCCATAGTCACGGTCGATGATAACGGGATTGATGAAGCCAAACTCACGCAGTGAGGAGCGGAGCTAGTTGATCTGCTCTGGGCTGTGTGTCCGGGCGTTATTGACATAGGGAACCAGCTTCGTGATAGGTACGAGCTGCATCTCGGTCGTTGTTTTCATCAGACCAGCCCCCATTCCGCAAACTTCTCGAAGCCGCCGACCGAGCGGATGTAGTTCCGAGCAATCTCCACGATTTCGGCGTAGGGTCTGCCGTCCACGGCATCGTCCCCAATGGCGCAGCAGAGCGTCACGGGCTTGCTGGTCTCCTGGGCTTTGAGAAAAGCGTAGATATTCACGGATACATCCGCCTTGGACAGATCCTTGCCGTGCAGACCGCCGCCGGTCACCGAGTCGGCCATGTCGGAGCCGAGCTTGCGGTTGGTAGCGCCGGTGTCCACATCGGTACCGCCTGTCCAGTCACCGAGTGGGTTGATCTCCGCATCGGGATAAATCTCGCGCAGATGCTGTGTCTCGGCATTGCTCTGACAGAGGATGAGTCGGTCACCGTCCAGAATGTATTTGCCGTCAAAGGGATGTTTGGAGAAAATGCTCCGTGCGATTTGCGACAGCTTTTTCTGCTCCTCGGTCACGGGCATTCCTTTGAAGATGCCGTTGTCACCGCAGCGGACACCGTCTGCCTGGTTGTCGGCGAGGTGACCGTCCTGCGGCACTTCCACATAGTCAATGGTAAGGTTTCCTGCAATGCGGTGAACAGTGGTAACAACCTCCGACTTGTCCAGCATGACGGAAGTTTCCGCAATGATGTGGCACACGCCGTGGCCGATGAGGACTTCAACGGCAATGCGTGGATCGTTTTCTTTTCTGTATGCCAGGTCAACAAGCGCACCGGCAATTCTGTCTGCCACCTTGTCCGGGTGGCAGGGATTTACTTTTTCAAACATGGTGTTACCCCTTTCTCGCACGGAGCAGGCGTTCCATAAGGTCATCCTGCGGCGTTGACTCGCCGTATTCCGTGCTGCAGTTTTCTTTCACGATCTGGAAGATCTCGTTCCAGAGCCGAACCGCCTGGTTCATGTAATTGATGCCGATATTAATAAACGGGGACGGGATCGGTTTTCCCGTGGTGGGGTGCTTGGAGAGGAAGCCCATACGGTTGGTCATTTCCTCGCACTGCACCCAGCGGGCGGAACACATGGCGTAGCGCTCCAAGAGCTGCGGCGACACCTTTGCGGCACAGCCAATGCCTTTGAGCCACTGCCAGGTTTCCGTGTAGATTTCCTGTGCCTGCAGGACGCTGCCGTCGCGCTGCTCGGCGGAAAGAAAATCATGGGGCTTCGGCATAGCAACACCCTCGACTTCGGGAATATCCAGCACTTCAAGTTTTCTGCCGCCGGGATTCCCGTTTTCGGCTTTCTCCTTGACTGCGGTTTTTTTCCTTCCCGCACCGGGTCTTGCACCACCGCGCCCGCCTGTGTTATTTGATTTTGTGGGCATCCGAGTTCACCTCCCTTAATTACCCTTTTGATTTTGCCTTTTTCGCACACGTGACCCCGGGCCGTTGCCCGACCGAAAAGGTCCCGAAGATTTTCATCCCCCTACCGGTCGCCGAGGTCGTGGTGGATCTTGGTGTGGCAGGACTGACAGAGACTCATGAGGTTGTCCCTTGCGTGAGTGCCGCCTTTGGAAACAGGCAGGATATGGTGAACTTCCTGTACCGGTGTCAGCCGACCTTCCTTAAGACACATCTCACAGAGTGGATGCTCTGCCGCATAGCGGTCACGAATGCGTTTCCACGCTCTGCCGTACTTGCGGTTGACATCGGAGCTGCGCTCGTATTTGTCGTATCTGCGGCGTTCCTCCACACGGTGCTGTTCACAAAACTGTCCTTCACAGAGGTTGGGGCAGCCGGGATGAGAGCAGGGTCGCAACGGTTTCTTCGGCATCGTTTCACCTCCTTGGGCATAAGAAAAGCCCTCGAAGGATTGCTCCCTCGAAGGCTCGTTTGTATATTCTTTGCTGATTATATCATACCCTAATATGGCGGTGGACATCTACGGACAAAGCAGGACATTTCGGGCGCATTTATATGACGATGGGTTTTTCGGGGACTTTTACCTTGAGGAGAGCCTCACCGTGCCAGCGGCGAATGGTTCTCGCATCGGCATTCAGTTCGTTTCCTATCTGCTCCCATGTGCAGTTGTGGATGTAACGGTAACGGAGAACGAGCCGCTCATCCGTATTCTGTACAGATTCAATGACCGTTCGTATCTGCTTTTTCAGACAGACAAGGGTGTCGATTTCCTTGTTGATGGTGTCCTCCAAGTCCATGATTTTCTCAAGGCTCCGTACAAAGGGGGCTTCCGTACTGCGGGAAGTCTGCACCTTTTCACTCCACGACGGCGAGGATATACTGTTTGCCATTTCACGAAGCATGGTGACCTCTTCAATATTAGAGTTGATACGCTGATCGAGGCGGTATGCCTGACTCAAGTATTCTTTTGCCGTCATGCCGCCACCTTCATTTGCAGTTTTTGCATCAGAAGCTCTCCATCAACCGAAGTCAATGTGCTGTACCACGAGGAACGGAAGAAACTCTCACAATCATTCCTCGTCTGCCTTGCTTCTGCATCCCTCGGATATTTTTTCAGCTTTTTTAGGGCTTTCATATAGTCCTTCGCCGCTTGGATCACGATGGCATTTGCCAGTTCTTCAAAAGGGGTCATATTCTGTACCTCCGAATTTTTTATATTTCTCGGATTGGCACGGATTTTCATAGATTGTCACAGATTGGCCTTAACTGCCGCTATCAATGCGGACTGCGTTTTGTCCTTCCGCTGAAGGGTTTTCATAATGTCCTCGTCAATGGTGCCGGCGGTGATGATATGCATGACCACCACGGTGTCGGAAATCTAACCTTGCCGCCACAGCCTTGCGTTTGTCTGACTGTAAAGCTCAAGGCTCCAGGTCATGCCGAACCACACGATGGTGCTGCCGCCGCTTTGAAGATTCAGCCCGTGTCCTGCAGATGCCGGATGAATAAGGGCAACGGGAAGCTCGCCGCTGTTCCATCTGCGGATACTTTCGGAACTGTCCATCCTCGAAAACGGGATATGCAGTTCGTGCAGCCGTTTTTCGATGCGGTCACAGTCGGACTGATACCAGTACGCCACCAGAAGAGGTTTTCCGTTGGCGGCTTCGATGATGTCCTCCAAAGCGTCCAGTTTGCGGTCGTGGATGAGATGGCACTCGCCGAACTCGTCATAAATCGCACCGTTTGCCATCTGTGTCAGCTTTCCGCAGAGGACGGCGGCATTAGCGGCAGTGATTTCCTTGTCCTTGCCGAGCTTCATCACATACTCGGATTTGAAATCCTCATAGGTCCGGGTTTCCGCATTGCTCATAACGGCGGGATACGCTGTGCTGACCAGTTCTGGCATTTTGAGATGGTCGGTGGACTTCATCGAAATGGTGATGTCGGAGATCGCATCATATATGGCTTGTTCGGCGAACGGCAGCGGCTTATAGGAATACACGATCTGACCGTTGCGCTTGTCCGGGGTGAAGTAGTTGAGACAGTAGTTTGAGATGAACCGTCCGAGGCGTTTGCCCATATCCAGAACCCTGAACTCTGCCCACAAGTCCATCAGACCGTTTCCGGCGGGAGTGCCGGTCAGACCCACGATGCGTTTTACAAGAGGTCTGACTTTCAGCAGGCTCTTGAACCGCTTTGCCTTGCCGTTCTTGAAGGAGGAAAGCTCATCAATCACCACCATATCGAAGTCGAACGGGATGCCGCTTTCCTCGATGAGCCATGAGACATTCTCACGGTTGATTATGTAGATGTGGGCTTTCTTTCGGAGAGCCGCTTTGCGTTCGGCCTCGGTGCCGACGGCCACGGAGCAGATGAGGTGCCGGATATGATCCCACTTATCGACCTCGGCGATCCATGTATCCCGTGCCACACGCAGCGGAGCGATAACGAGAACCTTCCGTACATCGAAGCTGTCGAAAAGGAGGTCGTTGATGGCGGTCAGCGTGATGCTTGTCTTACCCAAGCCCATATCAAGCAGGACGGCGGCGATGGGATTTTCCTTGATGAAGTTGATGGCATATTTCTGATAGTCATGCGGTTCGTATATCATCGAGAATCCCTCCGATCTGGTTCATATCGTCAAGGACATACACCTTGAAGCCGAGACGCTGAAGCAAGCCATGCCTTGATACCTGCAACGGACGGGGCTTTTTGCCCGGAGCCTTTACTTCCACAAATGCAAACTTCCCATAAGGAAGAAGCACGATGCGGTCGGGCATTCCGTCAAAACCTGGGCTGACGAACTTGGGCGCGATACCTCCCATATTTTTCACGGCTTTGACGAGACCCTGTTCTATTTGTTTTTCGCTTTTCATATTTGTCCTTTCTGGAACAACGGAACGAGTGGAACAACCATTTCCTTATATTCCTATACGTGCGTATATGCGGGTCTTTATCTCTTTATCGCCGAACAAATATAAGGGAAAAAGTTGTTCCTGTTCCGCATCTTGGTTCCGCAGTTAGCCTTTTTCGTAAATTCGCTGCTTACCGTAGAGGTGCAGTCGTTTGGCGGCGGCACCGCGTTTCCAACCGGGAATCTGCGTCATAAGGGCAGCGATGGCATAGCTGTCGGCAGACTTCAGTTCGGAGAGGTTCTTGCCGAAGCACTCGCACCATATTTCCGCATTGGATACGGTCGTGCGTTCCGTGGTGCCTTTGACAGCGGTCGGATCGCCGGAGAGGAAACTGCGACGGGCATACACATCCATATCGTCCCATCCTTCGGGAAGGAGGGTGTTCAGATACTCCTCGACCATGCCGACACGCTCGTCCACCTCCATAGCGTTCCGCTGTGCCTTCTCGGACTCGGAGAGGATATCGCCTTCGAGATACAGCTTTTC